GAAGACAAAAGAATCCCAAAGAAACCGAAAAAACCCACTCGGTTTTAAAGAAACCCAAAAAAGCCGATAATGATAGTGATAGTGATAGTGATAATGATAATAAAAATATATATAGGCGCTTCGCTCATTTGTCTTTAAGTGAAGAAGAATATATTAAGCTAAACAAAGACTACACTAAACAACAAATAGACCGCATATTGGATTCAATAGAAAACTTTGCTAAAAACAAAAAATACAAATCGTTATATTTAACGGCTAAAAATTGGCTTAAAGACGAACCAAAACACGAAGAAGTAAACACTATGAAATTTAAAGCACCGTGGGATTAGAAGGATTTAAAATAACAGAAACAGCGGACGTAATAGACAAAATGTATAAGCACCGCGACAATTACAACGAAAAAGGAAAGTATTTAGGATTTAAAGGATTAGATGAATTTTATTCTATGCAATTAGGGAACTGTACAGATTGGACAGGCTTTCCAATGTCAGGTAAAACGCAGCTACTAATGGAATGCCTACTAAACACTTCAAAGTATTACGGATGGAAGCATTTAGTATATTTTCCTGACGTAGGAAACAACGTAGAAATAATAGCTGATTTAATGCATAAGCTAACAGGAAAAAGCTTCAATCCTTTAGCGCCTAACGTAATAAAAGACGAAGAAATAAGCCGTAATATAGATTGGTTATTAACGCACTTTAAAATACTAACTAAACAAGACGTAAAGGCTAAAATGACGCCGTTTGAATTTTACGATTATGCAGTAGAACTTAAACAAAAACACGGACTAGAAACAGCTTCAATAGATTCTTGGAAAGATTTAAGCCATCCTTATAACGAATACGGCGGCTATGCACAGTATTTAGAAGTAGTACTTCCTTATAGAAACCAAATAGCCGAAGACAATAACTTACACTTACACACAATTATTCATCCTAAACTAACAGAAAAAGTAAACGGAAAAAGAAGCGTTCCTTCGCCATACGATTTAAAAGGCGGTTCGGAATGGTTTAATTCAGGTAAATGTATGATTACAGTTCATCGCGAAGACTTACATTACAATCAAGCAATAGTAAACTTTAACAAGATTAAGCCGCGTTCAGTAGGGCAAATAGGGCAGCTTATTTTATGGTTCGACAAAGAAAAGTTTATATATTACGAACTTGAAAATCCTGAACCGAATGTTTATAACAAAATTTATGCTAAAAAATAATGGACGATTTAACACTATTTAGAACAGGCGTATTGATTAACCACACCTACACAAAAGTAACTTTAAGCTTGGATGAAATAAAAGAAAAACATCCTGAACGAAAAGACATAATAAGTTCTATGAGCCAAACAAAACACGAACTACAAGAAGTTAGTTTAGTGTTTAGAAGATTAGAACAGGAATATAGGGCAGCTATTCAAAACACTTATAGACTAGAATTAATAAATATAGATTTAAAACGCAAAATAGAAGTTTTAGAACTGGAAATAAAAGCACGCGACTTATGAAAAAGCTATTGAAGTTTTTACGATGGATTGAACAAGAAAGAATTAAAGCAATGATTGACACTAAAACGCCTTTTTATTAATGCCACGCTGTAAGAATTGTAAGGAAAAATTCGAAGCTAAACACTTCAATCAAAAGTATTGCCTAAAAGAAGATTGCGTTCGTGTTTGGGTAGAAGCTGCAAAGGTTAAAAATTGGAAAAACACGAAGAAGAAAATGAAGGCTGAACTAATGACTTTGAGCGACTATATGAAAATAGCTCAACAAGTCTTTAATAAGTACATTAGAGAACGCGACAAGCATAAACTTTGTGTAAGCTGTGAAAAGCCGTTAGGCTCTAAATTTGACGCAGGACACTACTACAGCACTAAACACAAAAGCGTAACTTTTGACGAAGATAACGTACACGGACAATGCGTAACCTGTAATCAACATAAACACGGAAATTTACTAAACTATCAAATAGGAATACAAAAAAGAATAGGCGCAGAAAAGCTTTTAGAATTATATGTAAAAGCGCACGAAACAAAAAAATATACTATTCCAGAAGTAAAAGAAATCATAGCAACTTACAAACAAAAAATTAAAGATTTATGAAAGTCATAATTACTAAAGAACAATTAAATAATGCAAAAAAAAGAAATACATTTGGCGTATTAGAAAACTCAATAAAAAACGGAAAAGGCAATTATTTAGGCGCTGTTGGAGAATTAGTTTTAATGGATTATTATAAAAACAAAGGCGCAAAAGTTGAAGACATACAAACATTTGATTTTGATTTTAAATTAAACGATTTTAAAATTGAAGTAAAAGTACAAGAATGTAAATTTCAACCTAAAGAAAATTGGACTTGTCACGTTCCAAATTATAATGCTACTCAGAAATGTGATTATTATGCTTTTGTGTTTGTTAATTTACAAAAAAACGAAGCATTTTTAGAAGGTGTGATTACAAAACAACGATGGTTAAATGTTCGTAATTTTAAAAAAGAAGGAGAGATGGGTTTTGTTAAGCCTTTTGAATGTGACACGTGGACTTGTCAAATAAAAGATTTAAAAAAAATATAGTTTATTAGAATATAATTATTATATTTGTATAAATTAAAAATTTACACTATGAAAAATTTATTTAAAGCGCTTGCGGCTTTTCAGCAAGAAGCTCCTGTAATTCACAAAGGAACAAAAGGCTACGGCTATTCATACGCCGACCTTCCTGCGATATTCGAAGTAATTAACCCATTACTAAAAAAACACGGATTAGGATTTACACAACTACTAAACACTAACGAAGAACGTCACTATTTAGTTACTGTATTATTTCACGTAGAAACAGGCGAACAGTTACAAAGCAGTACTTTAATTCCTGAAGTAGAACTTAAAGGAATGAATACTTTTCAAGCCTTCGGAAGTGGCGTAACTTATTTTAGACGTTATGCGCTTTCTTCTGCGCTTGGAATAATAACAGACGTAGACACGGACGCTGCAGGCGAACAAATAAAGAAGAAGCCTAAAATAACAAAGGAACGTTTTAATAAAGCTTTAGAAGCAATTAAAGCAGGTTCTTATCCAATGTCTGAACTTATAGAAAAGTTTGACTTAGACACGGAACAAATGCAAATAATTAAAAAAGCGTAATTATGAAGATTAGATGTTCAAGCCTAGGTAAATTAATGACTGCTTCGCGTTCAAAAACGGAGCAGTTATCTAAAACAGCGAAGTCGTATATTCAAGAACTTGTTTTAGAACATAAATACGGAATTAAAAAAGAATTTAGTTCGCGCTATACTGACAAAGGGAACGAATGCGAAGAAGAATCTATTACACTTGCTAACGAAGTTCTAAACGTCGGATTTATTTATAAGAACGAAGAACACTTTCAAAATGATTACATAACAGGAACGCCTGACGTAAACACGAACGAAGTATTACTAGATGTAAAAACAAGTTTCGACGGAACTACTTTTCCTTTCTTTGAAGATGAAATCCCTAACAAAGACTACTACTATCAACTACAGGGCTATATGTGGCTTACAGGCAAAGAAGAAAGCCTTCTAGTATATTGCTTAACAAACACGCCTAGCGAAATCGTAGAAGACGAAATAAGGCGCGTTCATTGGAAAGAACACAAGTTAGAAGAAAGCGACGAAATAAGGCACTATGTAGAAGCAAAGCATAACTTCGACCATATTCCACTAGAAAAGCGCGTAAAAGTCTTTAAAATACAAAAAGACGAAGCTGTAATAGAAGCTATAAAAGAAAAAATAGAACTAGCAAGGGAATACTATAATAAAATAATAGAAACAATTTAATGGAAAGCCAAAAGTCAAATTATTCGTGTTCAATCTCTGGCGCTATGCCTGATTTCGATTGTAAAAACATTCAACCAATAAACCAAATTACAAAAATAAGGATATATGAAAACGGTGATTGTTATGACCAAAATGGTAATTATTTAGGTAAATTTTTAAAACAAACATATAAAAACAAATAAATAACAAATGGAAACAAAACAAAACACAGGAGCAATCTTTAAAAACGTAAAAAAAGAAAAAGAAACGCATCCCGACTACAAAGGAACTATAAACGTAGAAGGTGTAGAAAAGCAAATAGCACTATGGGTTCGCACAAGTCAAAAAGGAACGCAATACTTTAGCGCTTCAATAAGTGAGCCTTATGTAGTCGAAGAAAAACACGAATCCAAAAGCGAAGATTTTAACGATTTGCCTTTTTAAAATGATTACAATGTTTATAGACGACTTTACACTACGTAAAATGCTAAAGCAAATCCTTAAAGAAAGAAATCGCTATCAAATAATAAAAGAAATAAGAAAAACTGGAGAAAAAATACAGCACGTTCAAATAGATAAATTTCTTTTAGAAAAAGATGTAAGCTTAAGCACTCTAAAAAAAATAGATAAATACGTCTGCAGGTACTTTTACGAAAAAGGAACAATGCCCCAATACTAGGGGCTTTTTTTTGTTAACAACTTATTGTTTAAAAATACGTCTATACAATGATTAAAAAATAATCATACATTTGTATAAATGAAATGGCTAGAAAAAGTCGCTGAACATCACAAAGATTACGTTGAAGTAGTTCGAAAGTTTGGCGAAACATTTTTAGCAGAAGATATCGTACAGGAAGCTTACTTAAGAATGTTAAAATACTGCAAGCCTGAAAACATAATAACAAACGGCAAAGTAAATAAAAGCTATGTTTATTTTGTAATTCGAAACATATACATTGACTACTTGAAAGAAAGAAATAAATACGAAATTGTAAGCATAGAAAATTTACATTATTTAACAAGTGAAGAAAACGAAGAAGAAAAACACGAAGCTTATTTAACAATTCTAAACAAAATAAAAGAAGAAAGCTGTTCGTGGCACTGGTACGACAAATTACTATTTGAGATTTACAAAGATTCAGGTAAGTCAATACGTCAATTAAGTAATGAAACTAACATAAGCGTTAAAAGTATATTCCAAACGCTTAAACATTGTAAGCAAAGAATTAAAGAAAATGTAGGCGAAGACTACATAGATTACAAGAATAAAGAATACGAACTAATAAATTAATAATGGAAAAAAAAACGAAAACAACGACAAGAAAAAGACGAACAAAAAAAGCAGAAGGGTTAGGCGATACTGTAGAACAAGTATTAGAAGTTTCAGGCGTTTCGAAGGTAGCCAAGTTTATACTAGGCGAAGACTGCGGCTGTGAAGAAAGAAAGGCAAAGCTTAACAGAATGTTCCCATACAAAAAGCCTAACTGCCTACTAGAACACGAATACGAATTCTTAAACAGCTTTTACAATAGGGAAAGACAGAACACTATTTCAGTAAGCCAACAAAAAGTATTAAGCGAAATCTACCAAAGGGTATTTAATCAAAGGGTACAAATGTCAAGTAGCTGCGGTTCTTGTTGGCGCGATACAATAAGCAAACTAAAAAAGGTCTACGATGAATACGGAGAATAAATACTTCATTTTGGATAGTGGAGAAAATATGCACGACTACGCTAAAATGATTATTGAAAAGTTACAGAAAGACGGACTACACTTTCTACACTTTGAAACAGATAGCGAAAACTTATTTTGCTGCGAAGAAGTAGACGAAGACGAATTCTTAAATTTATTTAGATTAAGCAATGATAAAAGTAAAAATAACGGACATAAAAACGAATCCGAATAACCCAAGAATAATAAGAGACGAAAAATACAAGAAGCTTTTAAAAAGCATTCAAGAGTTTCCTGATATGTTAAATAAAAGGCCTATAGTCGCTTTTACTGACAAAGACGGTAAATACGTTGTCTTAGGTGGAAATATGCGCTTAAAAGCCCTAAAAGAATTAAAATACAAAGAAGTTCCAATTATTGTAGCAGACGAATGGACTGAAGAACAAAAACACGAATTTTTAATTAAAGACAACGTAGGCTTTGGGGAATGGGATTGGGATAGTTTAGCAAATGAATGGGATGTTGAAAAGTTAGAAGATTGGGGTTTAGATATTCCTAATTGGAGTGCAGGATTGGATGTTAATAATATGACTGAAGAAGATATTGATATAGAAGAAGAATTTGACGCCATAGGTATTACTAAAGATATTAAAAGGGTAACGTTTATATTTGATTCCGAAAGACAAGCAGAAG